AGCTGCTGAGTTCTGCTTGCTTAGTGCGTCTTTGTTCAAACCTTGTGATAGACGTGAGACACCTGACGTGTCTTCTTTCTCTTCGTCTAGCATCTGCATTGTTTGGAATACAAATGGGTTCAGAGACGCCTGTTGCATAGGACTGATGGCGTCTGGGCGTGTTACGTTTACAATACCACCGACACGATTATCAATCAGCTCTCTGGGGTTCGTTAGGCCACCTTTGACCACTGTGTATCTAGGGTTATTTGTAACCATTGCGTGATCAAGAATTGACCTGGTTAACACTGTACGTGCATTCTGGATACCAAGCAGCTTCTCAGCAAAGTTGTTACCGTGGAATGCGTGAGGGATAGGTAGAGGTACAAACGCTACAAATGGACGTCTGTTTACTATTTCTTTCTCAAGTAGAACATTAGATGCTTTGACTACTCTGTATAACTCAGCAACACCTGTACCTTCACAATCTAGTTCTATGTAAGATTCAGTGATTGTTACCTGGCGTGTTTGGCGCTGGTCGCCTCTAAAGTTAAAACCACGGTCAGCACCTATGTCGTCATGGCGCGATAGTATCTCTGGGTCACTGTCAAAGTCAGTATCTTCGTTGTCTGATATCTTATCAACTAAGTCATGGTCNTAACCCATTTCAATAAGTTCAGANATAGATTTCTTAGTGCGGTGTGCACAAAATGGCACTGTGTCCAGGGACTTTGCTTGTGGTGCAATTAGAAACTCTTCTGGCGCTATGGCTTCTACTTTTACCTGGGAAGTATCTCGAGTTACTCGGAGATCGCCACTGTATAGACCTATCTCATCTTGCTCGATTTCCTCGATCTCGACGTTGTCCTGGGCAAGTACCATGTCCAGCTCTTCTTCAGTCAAATTCTCAACGTACTCAAGTGTGCTTTCGTCTTGCATACACCAATAAACTTTGGCGATACCAGCGCGAGCTATAAGGCCATCGTGGATGACTGTCTGCATCGTCTCAAAGAGGTTATTCTGGCGATGTAAGACGTAGTCAGTGTACTCAGTACATACTTCTGCTGTGTCAACGTCATCGGCGTTCTGTGGGGCAAATCTAAGGGTTTTGTTACCTGTACTAAAAGTCTCTAGGAGTGCAGCTTTCATGCTTTCTACAGCGTCGTAGACATCTTGGCTTACAAACTTGCTGTTGCCATCGTGCGCTGGGCGCGGCAGCTTTGCAGCGTAGTAATCCATTACCCTGCGGCGTTCCCTGCTGAGTTCTGAGTCATAGTAGCCAATTGAACGTCTGAGGTTCGTGTCAACAATTGATACGATCTGGTCGTCATCAAGTTTTTTATAGTCATCTGATTTCATTTTTTAAACCATCTCAATGTAAAATTCATCGACTGCATCTATTGGTTCCCAGGCACCCTCATGGATGTGATTAGCCAGGGCCAAACTCATTACGCAGTCATCGAAGCATCCAGCTTCTGCCTCCATCCCACCGTTGTTATTAACAATGTATGTAAGCATTTCTCGGATAGTGACTTTGTCGTTTAGTGTAATCTTTTTCTCCCGTACCGCTGCCCTTAGTTCGTCAATAATCAGGGGTTTGGTTTTGGAGGTAGTAGTGAAACCTAGTTTTACAGTCTCTTTGTCAGTTAGTTTGTCTACCTGGATCTCAGTGTAGAAATTAGGGTAGGCCATGTCTTTACCAAGCCTGGTACAAGTCAGAATACCGTGACTGTTGTTTTCAACGATGATGTAAGCAAAGTTAAAGAACTCACCTAATCTGTATAAGACTGTAGCAAAGTAATCGGGGTGTACCTGGGCGCGGTATGTTGCAACCTGGCGTTTCTTACTGTCGAGTACCTGGGCTACTGAGTAGTCACCACCACGAACACCCATAGCGACATCTGCACCAATGGTGTACTTCTCACCAGGATCTAATGTCCTGTAGAGCGTAAGTTCACCACGTACATTCTCAAGCCAATCGTCACCTTCAAGGGCAAGACGCTGTTTTGGATCAGGTGCTGCTTCTAGGTTTTCTTGTAGTGTCTGTGGATTAAACACTGGTCTACCGGTCGAAATGAAGGCCTCGTTTGGCTCTGCTGGATATTCTTGCTGGAAGAGTTCAATGCCGTTCTGTGCGATCTTTCGACGACGAAACATTAGCTGCTCGTTGTCTAGGTCGTACTTCTTAGATAGCTCTGTTTCTTCTGGTGTAATCTCAAAGTTACTAGGCACAGTCTCACGATACTCTGGATCCATGAACCAAGGTATGAACACTGGCACATAGCCGTTGGTGCCATCTACAGCGCCTTTCCAAAGATCATAGAAGATACCTGAGACACCGTTTGCTGTACTCTCGACGAATATAGCAGTGCCTTTCTTGTTAGGGACAGCTTGTGTCATCCCGTTCCAGTTCTCTAGGGCAGTAGACTTTTGCCAGAACGCAAGTTCTGAAGCGTGTACGTGTGTCAGTGTTTCACCACGACCAATACTTTCACCACCGGCTGTAGCAACAACAAATGAGCTGTCGAGTACATCAAATGTCAGCTCCCGCCTGGATGAGTATTTAGTGTGTGGTTTTAGCAGCTCTGGGCAGTTCTCGTGGTAACGCTTTGTCATATCAAAGAGCGCCCTGGTACTGTCAGAGTGATGTGTGACCACCATAGCTTTACATGCTTTGCGCTGTGAAACGTTGAAGTAAAGGTAGCCGCCAACGTATGTAGATAGACCCTGCTGCCGTGCTTTCAATATGATTACACGTACCTTACCTTCAGCAGCCATTTGCTTGTCTACGGCATCTTGTAGCATAATCTGTGCTGGCTTTAGGTTTAAGTTTCGGATGTCTCCGTCTTTTGTTCGGATCTTGAGAGCTGACTTAGAGTAAAACTCAAATTCGTCATATAGTTTGCGGCGTATCTCTTTAAGTTTCGGTTCCATCATTGTCAGGTTGCTCTTCCTCAGTTTCGCTTGTTAAAAGCGACTCCAAGAAGGCTTCTGCTTTGCCAATGGTAACTTCGCTCTTTGCAGCTGGTTTAGTCTTTGTAAAATCTAAGACCATTCGTGCTGCTGTTAGTCGGTCACGGTTTTGACCAGGCTCACGCATTATTTCAACTGCTGCTTTCAAAGCCTCAACTGCATATACGTCATCTATTTCATTATCTTTGGCCATAATTGCCACGATCCTTTCAGCATCTGCTTTTGCTTGTTTTCGTATTGGTGTTATGGCCTCAAGAGTATAACCATCTGGTGTACCTTGTGGCCGACCAGGGTTCTTACGTTTTTTCGTTGACCACTGTTTCCGGAGTGCTCTACCTTCCTCCGTTTGCATTAGTTTTGTGAAGTAGTTGTTCTCTTTTGGTGTTGCTTTTTTTGGATACTTCAGTTCTTTTTTTGGCGACTTTGGCCGTGGGTTTTTGGGTGCTCCCATTCGCTCCTCCTATGATACTTTTGATTACTGCGTGAGTTTGTGGGCATTGCTGACAAAAGACTATGTCAATAAATGATTTATCCATCTCTTGTAGTATCTGTGATCTCTGGTCTTTGCTTAATAAAGACGAGGATTTCACTTTCTCAATAGCATCCAGGTAAGGTACCAAGTCGTATGCTGTTTTTACTATCATTTTGCTTCCTTAATGTAATAAGACCCCATCTCTGGGGCCTTACTTTTGTAGTTTATCCTATGCAGCTAATATGCCTGGGGCAGGGGTAAGTGCACCTGGGGGCATTGGCTGCTGCTGTTCCTCTGGCGGTTCATCACCACGGGCCATCATTGCTAATATGACTGCAATTGTCATTGCTAACGGATGACTGAAGAATTTGATGCCACTCTTGTTCTTAGAGTTATCAAAAAGATGCTTTAGTAACTTGTAAGTATCAGGTGCAACTTTCTTCATTATCTTTGGATGCATCATGGCAACTTGTAGAGCGTTTACAGTTAACTCTGGAATAGACTGTTCGTAGTTACGTTGGTCTACTATTTGTTTTTCAAACGCTTTTACATCTTTGTTAAACTGTTCACTTCTTGTACCGTTGGCTTTTGCTTTTCGCTGTCCGGCATTATAAGAATCAATCAGTGATTTAGTCTGCCGTAGAGGTACCACTTGTCCAGTGTTTGGATCTTTAAACGTAAGGTTTTTCTGTATTGCTAACATCTCTGCAATGATTTTATTCTGAGATCGAGCAGAGTTTGGAGTGCTAACTAAACCACCAAACACATCCTCTAAGCTATTTATGCCGGCTGTGTCGTCTTGGTTGGTTAAGTAGTTAAATACAAACTTGTCACCCATAAACTGATTTGTGTCTATGTCAGATCCAGTTATGCCATGTGCAACTTCATGTATCATATACGAAAGAGACGCTAGGCCACTTACAGTACCACCAAACGCATCTACACCACCTGGCATTATTGCCATAGCCTCTCGATTGTTTGGGTTATATGCACCAAGGGCGCCCTCTGTAATAGTAGGGTCAGCTCTTTCCATATCTTTAAAAGATCTAAATAGCTTTGGTGCTATATTGTATGCACTAGCCAGTTTAAATGTTGCATCAAAGTCTTTAAGACCGTTTTCGTATGCAGAGCCTTTTTTACCAATTTCAAACAAAGACTGTACAACTGGTATCTGTGCTCTTATTTCAGCTTCGGATACTGGTTGGGATCTATCATTATTTTTTGGCGCAGCATTCCTTTGTCCTCCGAAGAATTGTCCAAGGATGCCTTGTCTTGTCGCTCCTGGTAATCCTGCATTGGTAGGTACTGGCCCTCCTCCTGGAGATCCAGTTCGTCCAAGAGATCCCAATCGATTTCCGACAACTTTTCTTGCAGCGTTTGCGTAGTCTGGCGCTTCGTCATCTTTGTAACCACGGCTTTCTCCATCTTTTTGTTTTGCTGTATCATACAGACGTTTCTCAGGATACCACAATAAAGCCTGTAAGTCACTCATTGTTAGTGCTTCATTACGTCCCTGGCGTATTTCTGGCATATCT